GCGACGCACAGGATCTCGACCCGGTACTGGTCGCGGTACGAGAGCCGGCCCCGCTTCATCGTCGGCACCGACGTGTCGTCGCCGAACGTGTCACCCGACGCAATCAGGTCCGTCGTGGCACCTTCGCGTGGGACACCGCGGCACACGGTGACACCGTTCGGGAGATCAGGGTGCGACTTGGTGAGCGCCAGCAGACGCTTGACGACACTCGACCTGGAGAACGTGGAGGTGGTCATGCGACGCCGATGTCGTGGCGGCGTAGCTCGGTGATGATCGGATCGAGCGACATGATCCCCGTCCACCTGCCGGCCCGCGGGTCAGGGGTCGAGTAGCGGATCACCGGACCGCCCTGACTGGAAGTCTCCGAGATGACGTCGTTGGGTGTCTGAGCGCCGCGGCGCAGCAGCTCGCGTGCGATCGCCTTGCGGACCTCGCGCACCAGCTTTCCCGGCGGGCGTGTCAGTCCGTGTTCGAAGTGGACTTCGACCCGGTTCGTTGCCCCGAACCCGGGCGAGTACACCACCCGGTCATTGGGGCCGAGCAGCGCGCCGGTCACGGCGACGTCGTCGACGGTGACGCTGCGGATCGCGGTGACCTCGTTCGCGTCGAGCGACAGCCACGTGCGCCGCCGACCCCAATGCTGCTCGACGCCGTAGCCGGGCGTCATGCGAAGGTTGCACAGCTCTTCGATCCACGACTCCCACTCGTCGCGCACCTCACGGAGCAGCGAGTCAGGGAACGCGGTGACGTCGCCGAGCTTCGGTTCCTTACGGAGCGACGCGATCGACACCCAGTTCGAGCCGATCACGTCGACGTCGATCACCTGCACCTCGTCACCTGAGGTGATGGTGACGGTGAGCTGGTCGAGTTCGTCGAGATGATCCGCAGCGGTGAGCGGCACCAGCACCGTGTCGTCCTCGGTGGTGCAGGTCGGTGCTGGGGTGATCTCGGTGCCGTCGGCGCGCACGACGGTGCAGGTCGGTGTTTCGGGCGCGACGTCGAAGGGCTCCGACGTGATCGTGACGCTGGAGCCCTTCGCGACGCGCATCAGCCCTTGACCGCCGGTGCCTTCTTGGCGGGGGCCTTCTTCGCCGGTGCCGGCGCGGTGGCCGGTGCGGCGTGGAACTCGTCGGCGGTCGTGGTGACGTTCGACTCGTACAGCTCGACGAGGGCCTTCTCGGCGTTCGTCGCTTCGCGCCCGGGGGCGACGAGCAGACGCCCGCGGCGGGGCGCCTTGTGGACGATCTTGCCGCTGTCCTTGTCGAGCCACGTTCCGGTGGTGCTCATGGCAGTACCTCCTCGATCGGGTGGACCCCGGCCCGTGTGGGCCGGGGTCCGCTACATGCCGCTGGGATCAGGGGATGTAGTCGAAGGTGACCGAGCAGATGCCCGCCGGCTCGAACACGGCCAAGCCGAGACGGGCCTCGAGCAGCAGCGTCAGGATGTTCGAGACGAACAGGCTGGCGTGGCTGTCGGTCATGTACGCGGTGACCTGCTGGCGGTCGAGGACCGCCACGGCCATCGGGTCGATGAGCACCGCGGTGCCCGACGCGACGGCCGTGGACCGCACCTGGGTGAGACCCCATGCCGTGGTGGCGCTGGGGCCGGCGACGTTCGGCACGGCGTGCAGACCGTTGCTGGACACGTTGGTGAGGTCGAACAGCTCGGCGTCCGCCGGGTTCAGCACGATGATCTCGGGGACGGCCTCGTCCTGCTCCATCATCGTGATCGCCTTGCGGATCGACGTCGAGGTGATCTCCGCGCCGGCCGGCGCCGTGTAGGCGTTGATGCCGGAACGGTCGAGCAGACCCGAGATGTTCGGGCTGGTGCCGTTGCCGTTGATGACCTGACCGTCGGCGCGGCGCTTCACCGAGTAGCGGAGACGCCCGTCGAGGTAGCCCTGGATCTGCGGCTGGTCGGCCGCGGCCTGGCGGGTGATGTTCGCCCAAGCTGCGATCGTCTGGATGGGCTCCGAGATGACCGCCATCGTGACGCCGGCCTGGGGCTTGGCGGACGCCTCGGCGACCTCCACGGCCTTGTTCGCCATGTCGGCGAGCGGGGACTGGTCCTGCACGATCTCGACCGAGGTGGTGGACACCTGGATGGAGGGGAGCAGGTCGATGAGGAACGTGCGTCGGTCGATGAAGTCCGTACCGATGCGACCGAGCCGCTGGTTCGGGGAGAGCGCTCCGGCCGACGTGGCACCGGTGGTGGCGTCGGTGACGGCACGGAAGTCCATGCCGGCATCGACGATGGGCGAGGTGCCGCGTGCGCCGCCGTCGACCCACGAGCGGAACTCGTTCATCTCGACGAACTGCTGGCCGAGGCTGCGGGTGTCCATGACCTCGCGGGTGTCGCGGTCGATCATGGCGCCGAGCATCCCGCCGATGCCGTCCTCGATCTCGCGGGAACGGACCTCCATGTCGAGGTTGGCGGTGATGCGGCCGTCGATGGCTTCGAGCTCGGAACGCAGCTCGGTGATCTTCGAGGACTCGTCCTCGGTGTACTCGCGCTGGTCCTTGGTGGCTGCCTCGTCGATGGAGCGCAGCTCGCCCTGGATGTCGGTGCGGCGCGAGAAGTTCGCCCGCACGAGGTCGATGTGCGTGGTCATGGTTGCCCTCCTAGGGCTGTGATCTGTTGGGTGGGGTGACGCGGTGCCGTGCGGGCGGCCGTGTCAGACGTACGCGTGGAGGAGCTTCGGGCGGACGATGGGGGTCTCCCGGTCGTCTGCCGTGTCCTCGGCGTCGTCGTCGACCTGCTGGTCGAGTAGGGAACGCAGCTCGCCGGCGGCGGCTGCGTCGATGAGGTCGCCGATGTCCAGGTGGTACTGGTCGGCGAGCGAACGGAACGCCATGTCGGCGGTGCTGTCGTCGTAGGCGGGGGCGACGGTCAGGTCGACGACACCCAGGCGGGCCTGCGACACGGAGCGGAGCGTCATGCCGTCGTCGCTCTTGCCCCACTTCTCCGCACCGGGCATGGCGAGGAACCCGACGCTCGCGCCGCGCACGTCGCGCCGCTCGAGCAGCGCGGCGGCGTCGCGGCCGGCGGACGTGTCGGGCAGGTCGAGTTCGAACGTGAGCGCCGAACGGTCGTCGTGGAGACGCAGCGACCCGTTCGACACGCGGCCCAGGTACGGGCCATGGTGCTCGAGGTGGGAGCGGACGTCCTGCTCTTGGATCGTCTTCGCGAACGCGGCGGGTTCGAACACCTCGCGGAACACGCCGCGGCCGGCCTTCATCACCGGCTTGGACACGGCGCCGTAGCGCATGGCGACGCCGCTGGCGACGATGCGCCCGCCTTCGGCTGAGCGGAACTCGATGGGTTCGAGCAGGCTGCGATGTTCGATCACGCTGCACCTCCTGGTGCTGGTACTGCGGGCTCGTTGCCCCATGGGACGGGCTGGAGATCCTCGAGCCGGCGCGCTTCGTTGACGGTGAGGAACCCGTTCTCGATGCCGACCGCATAGGACTCGTAGCGGTCGGACAGCGACGCCCGGAGCAGTGCGTCGAGGTTGAGCTTCACGAACGCCTGCGGCAGACCGTGCGTCGTCAGGAGCCGGCCGTGACCGTCCTCGATCCGTTCGGTCCAGGGGCGCAGCGAGAACTGACCGAACGCCAGGTTCTGCTCAGCAAGACCGGAACCCCAGCTCGTCGAGTTCGATGCGTCGGCGATCAGGTGCGGCGGAACGCCGTAGAACCGGGCGACCTCCGACACGCTGAACCGCTTCGAGTCCAACCATTCGGCATCCTCGGGGGAGATCGCGACCGTCTTCAGGGTGGCGCCACCCATCAGCACGCCGACCTTGCCGGCGTTCGACGTGCCGCCGTGCGTCTCGTTCCACGTCTGCGCGATCTTCGTCGCCCGGTCCCGGTCGGCGTCGTCGGGCATCTCGATCACCGCAGGCGGGACCGCCGAATTCTCGAAGAACGACGACCCGAACTCCTGCGCCTTGCGGCCCGACGTGATGACCTCACGCGCCGCCCGCAACGGGGAGACGCCACGGTTGCAGCCCGGCAAGGTCATGCCGGCGATGTGCATGACCTCGAACGAGTCGAGTTCGACGGACCGCTTGCCCGGCACCTCCACCACGTAGACGTGGTCAGCGCCCTTGCGGTGAACGCTGACGAGCGTCGGGTCGAGCACCGCCAACGTGACCGGCACACCGAACTCGTCGCGGGGCGTGTACACGAACGCGTTGCCGTCCGTGAGCAGCGACAACATGACCTGCGACAGATAGGTGATCCTCGACCCCTGCGGCGGCTGGAAGTCCAGGTAGGCGGGCCGGGGGCGGAACGGGCGACGTGCCCCGTCGGTGCGAATGTACGTGTCGAGCGGCAGCGTTGAGATGGCTTCGGACAGCAGCCGCAGACACGCGAACACTGCCGACAAGGTCATGGCCGAGTCGATGCTCTGCTCGCCGACGGTGCCCCACGAGTTCCACCGCATCCCAGGAAGCCACGACCCGGCGCCGGGCTGCCCGTAGGCGGGGTCGATGGCGGGGCTCGTGCCACGGTCAGGCAGCTGCGCGACGGTCGTCACCGACCGTTCGTCCCACGCTCGCCGCAGGACGCTCACCGGCCGGGCCTCGACAGGTCAACCCCAGCGGCGAGCAACAGGAACCCGGCGACAGCCATCCCGACTGTCGGGGCCACGATCGCTCCGGCTGCCACGAGAAGGGCGGCACCGACGAGAATCATTGCGAGTGCCATTGGGCCTCCCCTCTCAGATCACGATGAAGTCGGACTCGACCGTCGGGTCGGTGGACTCGGTCAATTCCCATGTAGCCATCGACCCGGCTCGGATCAGGTCCATCGGTCCCCGTGACCGACCCTTGGACAAGTACCGGCCGCGCTCGTTTTCGCGCCATGCCGCCGCTGCGCTGTGGGCGTTGAGAACTGGATCGTCAGGGACCTCAAGTTCGCCGGCCACGACCAGGTTGAACAGGTGTCCGTCGGCTGGCACCAAGCGCTCGGGCGACTGCGTGAACTCAACGAGCAGTAGACCCTCGTCCTCGAGTTGGCGGGCCTGCGTCTCGAAGAACCTTGGGTCGTAGGTGACTGCCTTCACGTTGAACCGCCGGGCCAGCGTTCCCCGGATCGTGTCGAATACGTCGAGGAAGTCGATCTTGCCGTGGCTGTCCGCCGACCAGTGGTGCGGCTCCCAGGTCACTCCGCCGCCGTCGTTGAGCGCTGCGACGATGATGCCGACCGAGTCGTGGCGCAGCGCCATGTCGACACCGATCACCACCTCGGCGCCATCAGGGATGACTGCTTCGCCGATGCTGTCGGGCCAAGCGGACGGGTGCTCGATCAGCCAGTTGTCGTCGGCCATGTCGACGAACCGGTTCCCGAAGTACCGGAGGAACTCATGCTTGGGCATCTTGCCGGTCTCGAACTCCCTGGCCCGGACCTCGACTGACCAGGTGACGTCGGCGGCTCGCATCGACCGAAGCGCTGCGCGGAGCTCGGCCGGGTTGTGTAGGTCAACGTCTGACGGGAACTCCCGCCAGTCGAACAGGAACCGCGACTCGGGATCGTCCTGAGCGAGTAGTCCTCGGCTGTACAGCCGCCAGAGAAGCGGGTCGGAAGGGGCTGGTGGGATCTGCCCTCGGCCGGCGCCTGCGGTCGACAGGGTGATGGACCGGCCTGGGTTCATTCGCTTGGTGAGCGCTGCGGTGATGACGACGTGGACTCGGGCCTTGTTGCCGGTCCATTCGTGGGCTTCGTCTGCGGCGAACAGCGTCGTCTTGCCGCCCTCGTTGGTGCCGGCGACGGCGGCGATGCGTTCGATCTTCCCGGGGCGCCCGTCGACGAACGAGATTTCGGTGTCCCACACGTTGAACAGGCCATGCATCGGCGCCTGCGGGACCGTGCCGCCCTGGCCTCCTGCCATGATCTGACACTGCCGGAACAGTTCGCCGGCCTGGTCGTACGACGCCGCGGCGACGTGGATGATGGGCGTGGGTCGGCGGAACGGCGCCGGACCGGCGAACTCGAGCATCGCGATCGCCCCGACGAACTCGGTCTTCGACGCACCTCGCTCAGCGCCGACCAGCGCTTCCTGGTACCACCAATCGTCCTGCTTCGCAGGGTCGAGTTCGTACCAGCGCCACAGGAACTCTTTGTGCCAGTCAAGTAGCCGGTAGGGCTCTGCGAACAGGTCGCCCTCACCGTGGATCAGGCGTTCCTCCATCCACCGGATGGCGGTGGCACCCTTGGACTCGCGCAGCTCAACTCGCGGCGCGTCCTGTGGTCTCGATCGTGGTGACGTTCCGTCGGGGGTCTTCTTCTTCGCCGTCGGGGTCGTCCTCGAAGTCACGATTCATGTCCTCCAGCGACTTAGCCGCAGCACCGAAGGTGATCCCGAGCTTGAGCCGCGCCATCGGAGTGATGCCGAGCCGGTCCTCGAGTTGCAGAATCCGACCATCGAGCGAAGCGATTTCCTTCGACGCCGGATGCGACACCGTCTGCCCTGTCGAACCGGTCACGAACGGTGTCTTCAGCACGATGCGCTCGTAGCGGGTCCGCTGGTCGTACATCCTGAACAGTCGAGTCAGTGCCGGCATGTCCGGGTCGGTAACGAGCCCGGCGATCTCGGACTCCCAGAACGACACCCACGCCTTGGTTGTCTCGGCCAACAGCTTCGACTCAGCAGGGTGCGGAGCCGGCGGAACTCGTCCCGCCCGACCACCGCGGCCGATGTCGACCGTACCCCGGCCCTGTCGTTGATCTGGAGACTTCCGTCGAGGCACGACCTCACCACCGATCACGCCGGCCGCTGTTGCACGATCTGTGAGCCCGGCGGGCCACGGGGCCACCGCCCGCCGAGAGGGGCTCGACGTGGTCCCATGTGAATGGGTCCCTGGATCTCACGGGCTGCTGGCAGATCCAACACAACCCGTCCTGTGGGCACGGCCCGAGGAGTGCAGCGTGTTCGTTCCTCACCCGCTTGCGCGCCGCCGCACAACCACGGCACCGCGCACCTGATCTCACGAGAACTCGGCAATCGAGGCACCGACGGACCGGCAACCCCTCAGCTCCCCAAAAACGAGGGCTGAGTTCCTACACGAAAAAGCGAAGGATGCGGGTCTGCCGGGCTCTGTTCGGCTCGTGAACTTTCGTCCGGGTGTGCGAGGTGCTGAGCGAGTGCGTCGCTGAGTCCACGGGGAGGTGCCCAGCTCCCCGTGGACGTCTGTGGGTGGTGCGCTGTAGTCGGCACCTCAGCTCCTGGCTCGGGCGTGGAGGCTGGCGTGGTCGCTCGCCGACATTGCGGCGAGGTGGGCGGGGTTGATGCATCCGGGTTGCTCGCACGTGTGGTGCACGTGCGAGTCGCTGTCGAGGTAGATCCCGTTGACCTGCTCGTACACGAACCGGTGTGCAGTCGATCGGCCCCACGGTGTCACCACTCGCAGGTAGGTGTCGCGGTCGCCATCGAGGATGTAGCAGCCGCCCTTAACCTGAGCCCGTTGTCCGAGCCGGGTCATCAGCGAGTCCACCGCATCCGTGTCGCAGTGGAGTGCGTGGTCCTGTCCACGTCCGTCGGTCAGCACGCGTGCTCTACGCTCGGTCATGTCGTTCTCCTCCATGTGGTGAACGGCCACGACCCCGGGCAGTTGACGCTGCGCCGGGGTCTCTTTCGGTTGCCGGTCTGAGGTGCGGGGCCGACCTTTGGCGGGCCTCGTGGCGCAGTTCTGCAGACGCTACGGAGAACGTAGCACCCTGAGAGAACTCGTGGAAGGATCTTCGGTTCGGGTCAGGTTCGAGCGCGGTCCCGCAGTCGTGCGAGCTCGGCCTCTGCACGGTCAGCTCGTCGGCGTTCACGCTTCACGTCGCCCTCGAGCGCGGTGATCTTGCCGGCCAACGTCTTGCGGGCCTTCGGCTGCTGCGGCTGAGCCTCGCTGCGGCCGGGGTTGAACTCGCCGCGTTGGATGCGGCGCGCCTGTGCGTCGAGTGCTTCGGCGTGTTCGCGTGCGGTGATCGCGTACGGATGACGTTTGCCGGTGGTGTCCTCAGCAGCGGTGATGATCAACAGTGCGGGGTGGACTTTGGTGGCGACCTGCTGGCACAGGTGGTCGACCAGGTGACCGAGGTCGGCGTACGCGCGTCGGGCTGCTGGGTCGCCGTGGTTGTCGAGCGCGTAGTCGGGCTGTCCGCCCTGCACCCTGCACACGTCGGCTGCGGTCGCGCGGTCGTAGGCCAACTGGTGGAGGGTGTCGAGGATGGTGCCGGCTTTGGTGAGCATCGTTGCGGATGCGTGAAGCTGGTTGCGGAGCGTGTCGATCCGGGGGGCGTTGCTCACTGAGGGTCTCCTGGGCTGTTCTTGTCTTCGAACGCGGTGCATCCGAAGTCGTGGCGGGTACGCAACGCGTGGAAGTAGCCGGACCCGTCGTTCGTGTACATCGGCGTTGGCTGCTTGTTCTCGCGTTCACATGTCCCCCAAGGCATCGGTGCGTTCGCAGCAAGTTCGGCGGCTCGTTGAGCGGTGTCGTCCCACTCGACGCCGTCAGCCCAGAGGACTTCGCGTACATCGAAGTAGCGGTCGTTGAACACGTTCGGGTCGTCCGTCAGCTCTTCGCCGTACGGGGTCCAGAAGCGGCAGTTGCTGCACTGGTTCACGGTTGGTCTCCTGGGTGTTCGGTGTTCGGGACAGCAGGAACAGAGGACGGCGGTGTGTCGCCCATCAGGGACTCTCCTCCTGGACAGCAGCAGAACCGAGCCGACGCTGGATGCCGTCGGCTGCCCGCACCTTGAACCTTGACCACCTGCTCGTCTTCATCCAGATGACACCCTTGCGGTCTCGGTAGTACCCGACGCTCTCGCCGGACACCATGTCGGTGAATGCGCTCGCCACGAACTGCATCTCAGCTCCTCCTCTGTTCCGGCCCACGGGAATGCCAGAGGTCGATGCACGGCGACCAAGCATCGGACACTGCTCGCCGCCAGTCGGGATCGTCACTCCCCGCACGTCGGGCACCGCTCGGGATCGGTCTGGGTGTCCGACAGGACCGCCTCGACAGCATCAGCGAGCAGTTCAGCGGCGAGCCGGTTGGCCGAGGACGCCACCTTGCCGTCACGCAGCAGCACGATGGCCTGTTCGATGGCGTCGAGGAGTCGCTGGTCCGGGCGTTCCGACACCGGCACCACGGCCAGCAGATCGGCGTTGGCGAGTCGTTCGGACTGCACCCGCTCCATCGCCGACCGGAACGCCGGGTCTCTCATCCGGTCAAGCAGGTACGCGTCGAGTTCATCAGGCTCGGCGGCGGTCTGGTCGTCACCCATCACAGCACCTTCACCCTTCGTAGGTTGCGGAAGTCGGTGCGGGTGACCAACTCCTCGGTCATCGGATCGACCAGTTCGATCATGTAGATGTCGGGCTTGGACCAGCCGGGACTCACATGGAACTCCTCACCCCGTCGGGTGACCCTGCGGAACAACCCGTCAGCGGTCCAGCCGTCAAGTCCCTCCACCTCGACACACCAGCCGTCCAGTGCGTCGATGGCCGGGTTGAGATCCAGGAACTCGATGTCAGGGCAGAGGTCGTGGTCAGCGGGTGGTTTGTTGGTGCCCTCGGGGTGGATCGGGTCGTCCATCACCCCTCCCCTCGGGCAGCAGCAGTGGCGTCAGCGATGCGACGAGGGGTGACGCGCTGGTGGTAGACGATCGACGCGTTCGGCGTCACTACTTCCACCTCCGGTCCGCACGGGCAGTCGAGCGACTTGGCGTGCTGACCGTCGAGTTCGGCCAGCGGGATGTCATGCGAGTACTTCATCACCAGATCCTTTGGTTGTAGCCACGGCCATCGCAGGCCAAGCAGGTGCACATGTCGCCGGTGCAGCTGGGGTCCAGGCACTGGATCGGGTCGTCGCACTCATCGACGCCTTCACCACCACAGAACGTGCACTCCGGCGAGTCCTCGTAGTCGGTCTGGTCGTCACCCATCACGGGCCTCCCTCGGGTCGTCGGTGGTCGACAGCTCGACGCCGAACAGGTACGAGTCGGCGGGCATGAGCTGTCGCAGCGACTGAGTGAGCAGCACTTCGATCAGCAGCCCTCGGCCGACGCAGCGGTCTCGTGCGGCGAGGTCGAGCGAGTCGACCAGCTCGACGGGCAGGTTGAGCGTGATCTGCTTGCGCTCACTCCCCATCGGTGGCCTCCCCCAACAGGTACCGGGAGAGCAGATCGGCGGCACGCACTCGATCAGTCGGTGTCGCCCAGAGCGTGGCCCGCAGGTAGCCCACCAGCTCCCGCACTTCTCGTTGGGTGTCGTCATCGACTGCTGGGCGGATCACCCAACCAGCAGCAGCGAGAGCGGCAACCACTCGATCGGCCTCGCGAAGCTCGTGGGCGTCGGGCGGTTCGCCCTTCATCTCCTCCACTTCACACATGAGTGTTCGGGCGATCACGTCGATGGGGTTTGGGTCACTCACTGGGGGCCTCCTCGGTAGACGGGTCATCGAGCAGCGCCCGAAGCGCGTCGGCGATAAGGGACGACGTGCAGGGCCACGAGCCGTCCTCCGGGTAGCAGACCTCGCAGCCCACCGGGTCCTTGCCTGGCTGCACGACGAGCGGGTGGTGGACGGTGGCGAGGTCGACACCTTCGCGGACGATCCCCTCTCGGAGTCGCCGGGTCTCGGCCTCCAAGCGACGCAGCTCGGCAGCAGCGGCACCCGTCGCCCAGTAGGCGCTTGCGTGCTCACAGCACGACGCATCGGGGTGATGGTCGTACAGCCGAACGTCGGGTGCAGCGTGCATCTCCCAGCAGTACGCGCGCTCGTAGTCGCCGATCTCCAGCAGCCGTTCGGCGAGGCTTTCGGTCCGGTCACTCACTGTTCGTCTCCTCCTGGGTACAGGTGCAGCAGCACGCTGCACACGTCTGCTGTCCGTTGATGTCGTCATGCCACACGTCGTCATCCGTCAGACCGCCACACAGAGGGCCTCATGGCGGCTGCTCCTCGACGGTGAGGAACATGCCGACGCGTTCGCGTGCGAGCTCGGCGTTGCGTTCGTCGAGGTCGATCAGGATGCAGTCGCGTCCGAGTCCGGTGGCGACCTGGGCGGTTGTGCCTGATCCGCCGAACGGGTCGAGCACGATGCCGTTGCGCCACGAGTCGTGGCCGCAGTCGGTCCACCCGACGGTGTCGACGGTGCGCGTCGCGGTGTGCTGGCTACCTGTCGCGCCGAGGCCGAGCCGTTCAGCACTGCGCCCTCGACCTTGCCGGTCTCGTTCCCGGGGCCCGCCGACGGACACCTCGCCAGCGACCTCCACGATCCGTCGTCGCGGTTCACCGCAGACCGTGCAGACCTGCATCGGACACATCGACTTGATCGGACGCTCGAGCAGGGCGGGCGGGAACACGGCGTAGTGCGAGCCTCGATATCCGACGGTAGGTATGTCCCAATAGTCCGGTGGGTTGTCGGCGTAGTGCGTGGTATCCTCGGCCTTTACGACGATCTTCGCCGAGTAGGAGCACGTACATGCCGAGGAAAACGCCGGTTCAGTGCGAGTGTCAGCACTGCCACCAGCAGTTCGGAGCAAAGGACTATCGGTCGAACCGTCCGCCGAAGTTCTGCTCCCGGTCGTGTCGAGACTCGGCTCGACGAACTCGGGTGACCCTGACGTGCCGCCAGTGCCAGCAGTCGTTTGATCGGAAGGCGTACCAGCAGGACTGGTCGACTGAGCGAGGTCCGTTCTGTTCGATCCGTTGCCATTCAGACTGGCAGAGTCGCCACATGCGGGGTCCAGCGTCTCCGTCGTGGAAGCCGTCGGGTCGGGACTCCACAGTGTGGGAGGAGTCACGCCATGTGGTGCTGGATCGAGACGGGCATCGATGTGTTCGGTGCGGCTCAGATCGTCTCCTGCATGTCCACCATCGGGAGCATTGGAACCCCGACGATCCGGCGACCCATGAACCGGACAATCTGGAGACGTTGTGCGCAGGATGCCATCGGCGCCAGCATCCAATGGAACGCGGATCTGATGGGCGGTTCCTCCCGCGGGAACGACCAACCCATCAGGCGTGACGTACGGGGCGGTGGGGATCTCCCAGTAGTCGAGCGGCGGGGCCCCGGCAGGGTTTTGCGGCGCATTGGTGGAGCCGCGAACGCCACTGGCCTTGTTCTTCTCGCCGGTGAGCCCCGCTTCGTCAACGCGCGGGTTGGCGTGCCGCACCGCGTCGAGGTCGAAGTACCGTTTCGGGTCCTTCGTGGCGATCGTCAGATACGAAGTGGCGGGCCGGAACTTGTCGCCGAGCGCACCGACGGGCGGGTTCGGTCGGCACCATGCGACGACGTTGCGGACACGCCACATTCCGGCGGGTGACGGTTCGCCGGTGAGTAGGTTGCGGCCGTAGGCGAGGGAGAGTGAGTAGAGCCACGGGATGCCGCACAGCGACTTGGCGAGCGGCCATCCCGTGCCTTTCGTGGCGTTCACGGGGCGAAGCGATCCGATGTGGTTGGCATCGGGGCCGCCACCCGATCCCGAGTACGTGTCGCCGAGCTCGACACAGATCGACCCGTGCGGAGCGAGTAGACGTTCCCACTCGGCAGTCAGTGCGAGCAGCGTGTCGATGAACTCCGCGGGTGACGGCTCCGAGCCGATCTCCTTGCCCTTGTCGGGGTGATCGGCGGGCAGGTACGAGCGCAGCGCCAGGAACGGCGGTGAGGTCATCACCATGTCCACCGATGCGTCGGGCAGTGTCGCCATGACGTCGAACACGTCACCGATCAGGTAGCGGGATGCACTCACAGCGAGCGTCCTTCCACGAATGCGGCGTTGGATGCGTGGAGCGCAGCGACAGCAGGTGTGACTGCTGGTCGGTCGTCGTACGGGTAGTGGCCGTGGCTCGCAGTCCGGTTATCCACAGACGGGACGATCGGAAGGGGGGTAGGGGGGTTTACGTCTGGGTCTGTTTCTGCTTCTGTCTCTGGTGCGTTGCCACCACCGTCGCTGGAACGCTGTTGCAACGTTGCATCGCTGTTGCTTGCCCGTTCCCTCGACCGTCGCGACCGCTCCGTCGACACGTCCGACTTGTACTGCCGGTGATCCCACGACGGAACAGTCCACGGCTCCGACCCGGCGAGCAGGTTCAGGCGCAGCATGTGGTCCACCGCCGCAGCAGCAACCTTCACCGGCACGCCCGCCATGTCGGCGAGGTCATCGATCGTCATAGGGTCACCAGGGGCCACCCACAGCTCCCCCGGCTCACACGACGACCGTGCGGCGCACAGGCACGCCACCCACACCCAGCGGTGCTCTGGGCGCATCCTGCGGAGCTTCCGGTCGGCTGCGGCTTCGACGTAGAACCTGAACCACGGCATCGGCTTCTTCGCCATCAGGCTGCCTCCACTGTGACGGTCAGGCGTTCCTTGTGACCCGCCGCACATACCAACAGGGCTTCCATCCGCTCCGGCGCTTCCGACACGAGTTCGCCCGACTGCCGGCGACCACACTGGGTGCAGCGATGCAGGATCGTTGACCGGGCGTCCGGTTCGACGTGCAGCACTTCGCAGATCGTGTCGTCGCGCAGCTCGGGCCACACCTCGTACGCCGACAGCCCGGCCTTCGTCGCGAGCCGGTCAGCGACCAGCTCCGACACGCCACGGGTGCGGTAGTCCTTCCCGACACGCCCCGTCGCTCCAAGCTGTTCGCACGCCTGGTAGGGAGACAGGTGCATCGCCTCAGCCAACGGCTCGAGCGGATACCGCTTCATGGCGCGGCCATCCAGCCGGCGGCACGGTGGCCGAGGCAGTCGAACGAGCACGGGTGATCCTCGGTGTGGCACCGCTTGTCGCACGGGCAGTACGGGGTGGCCTCGCACGCGGCGCACACCTTCACGCCAGGCCCACCGGTCGCCCACTCGTCGCAGACCCGGCAGACGAACGCCAACGGCGGGGGCTCGGGAACTGGGGTGATCGTCACTCGCACGTTCACGTCCAACTCGATCGGCTTCAGCTTCGCCACTACGCCTTCTCCTTCAGCCAGCATCCGCCTACACACCAGTAGTGCGGCACCTTGTTCGGTCCAACCCTGGGGGTCGTGACCTTGCGTTTCTTGCCGCACCTGGGGCACTTGTACGGATCACGCTTACGACCAGCCATCACTCACCGCCTCGCAATGCGGCGTCGAGAAGTGCGACCGTGCCCGCCGCTTGCGTAGCGTCTCTCGCTTCCACGATGGCGGCTCGCAGCCGCTTGACTTCCTGGCGCAATTCATCACGCCCGCAGTCCGGGCAGTGGTTCGGGCAGTACCAGACGTCACCCTCAGTGGAGTGCATCCAGTCGCGAGGACCAGACACAACACACCCGACATGGGCACAGGACTCAGTCACGGCATCTCCAAACGGATCACTGCGCCGGTCCAGCCGACAACCTCGACCTTCGACGCGTGCAGTTCGCAGATCAGCGCGTCGGAACGGATCAGACCGCCGGCCTCGAGCGCGTCGCCGACAGCACGGACGAGCTTGTCCAGGTCCGGTGCGGTCGTCTTCGGACCGCGGCCGGCTGCACGGACAGCCTTCGACCGGGACCGTGGCATCGGACAACGGAACTCGACGGTCAACCGGATCGGCTCGTCGATCGGCACGTCAGGTGCCACGTCTCTCGCTGCGTTGGTGAGACTGTCACGCCACGTCGCGAGCGTCTTCGACGACTCGACCATCCGCCCGTTACCAACATGCTTTTTCGATCCCTGAGGACTTGGCAGCCCCAGAACCTCGAACTCCACAACAGATGTCATGCTCGTTCCGCCTTCAGTCGGGCGCGACGTTCCCGCTCGGCGATCCGCTTGGCTTCGCGCCGCGCCTCTTCGTACTCAGCGAGACAGATGGGGCACCGACGCTGTCCGCGCATGGGCTCTAGCTGGTGGCCCTTCCTGCACTCGGTCATGCCAGCCGGGGTCAGGGGTGACCGGCGGATGTTCTCGCCTGGCGTCACCGGCTCGAGGTGCGCCGGGTTGACGCAGTGCCGCACACGGCACAGGTGGTCTAGATGCTTGCCATCGGGTGGTTCGCCCACCAGTAGGCGGTAGACCAGTCGGTGCGCCTGGTGCGTCTTGTTGTTGAGCGATGTCCAGCCGTAGCCGTCGCGGCTCTTGGACTTGTTCCAGAGCCAGCATCCGCTGGCGTCGATGTCGATGCCGCGCTGGATGTGTGACGGCAGGCCGAGCACTTCGAACTCCACGAGCGACGTCATGCGACACGCTCCACGAGGGGACGCAGCACGCCGCGGCGGTCCGGTTCGTAGCCGACGAGCCCGAACGCTGCGAGACGCACCAGATGGGCGTGTGCCGTGCTCTTCGCCATGCCACGCGTGTCGGCGACCTGGTCGACCGTGACACGCCCGTAGTGGCGCCACAGGTTCAGGACGCAGAACAGGGTGCGGATGTGCGTGTCCTCGATCCGCTTCGGGCCATCCACGACGGTCTCGAGGACCGGCTTCGCCAACGGGAGCGACACCCTGTCCAAGCTGTACCCGTGCTCCTTCGCCCACAGCGGGTCGGTCGTGATCCTGTGGTCGCACCAGGCGCACAGATGCAGGAGCATCGACGGATGGTTCACGCCCGGCCCGCGACGGCCGGCGCGGTGATGATGCGACGTGGCTTTGCGGGTGCAGCCGTCGACCTCACAGATGCCACCGGAGCGAGCGTCAACGATCTCGTAGCCGGCGCGCTTCTCGGCTTCCCACTGGGCGCGACGAGCCTGCTGCGGCGAACGCTTCCCCGTCGTCTTCGCGAGGGGTTCCACCATGCGGTCAGACACGAGACACCCCACAGTCCAACTCCAAACGACGAACAGCTCGGCAGCCCTCGGCGGTTGGGACTTGAAGGTCGGAAGCGAGACGACTACACGCCTTGCAGATCGGCTTCGCTACGGCGCTGATCTCTCTCGCCCGCCACGTGACCTCATGTGGGATGGCGTTCAGCACCACCCCGAACGAACCCCACTCATGCGGCGGCGGGACAATGAACTGCGGGTCGTAGCCGGCTTCGGCTACGCACATGCGGACACGTTCCAACACGTCGTCACTCATCGTCCGGCCTCCAACAGCGCGCGACCGGACTTGGTCAGAACCACCTCAGAGCGCCGGAACTGCCCTGGCAGCACCTGAATCAACCCACGGTCGTTCAGGTACTCGTACGGTGCAGATAGCAATGCATCGGGGATCCGTGTGGCGTTCACCCAGCGCATGGGCTTGGGACCTGTGGGCCAGAGGGCGACTACCTCGCCCTTGCCGACGGCGGCGAGCGCGGCCCTGCGCGCGGGGGTCATCTTCAGCTCGTCGTCGTCACTCATCTACGCACCTCTTTGCGTACGCCTGGTGCGGCATGTACGTCACCGTCCAGTCCTCCTCAACCACCTCAGCCAACGCCAGCTCCATCGCGCTTTCCTCGTCCCGCGCGTTCACACCGACCTGAGCTGCCTGCATCCGCTCCAAATCCACGATGTAGTCAGGCATCCGACGGCTCCTCGAAGGGTCGTTCCAGCCACTTCCGCAGCGCGTCGGCCTGCTCGTCCGTCAGCGCAGCGCGGGTGACGGTGATGCCGTTCTCGTGCGCCCAGTCCTTGAGCTCGCCCCGCTGTTTCTCGTCCAACATCTGGATCGCCGGAGCGACCGCGTCGAACGGGGTCAACGGCTCGACGGGGCGCAGGTCGTTCCACTCGTCCTTCGCCCACAAGGCCAGGCCGATCCCGAAGCGCATCGCCCCGTTGCGGAGCAGGTCGCCGATCAGTTCCTTCTCGGGTTCCGGCTTGTTGGCGTCGCAGGTCCCGACACAGATCAGCGTCTTGCCCAGCAGGGTCAACCGGCCCCACATCCGCAGATGCGACCCAGCGAGCGTGACGACAGGTTCGCCGGCGTCGTTGAACGCGATCGGTTCCCACGACCACTCCGGGTCAATCTCGATCAACGCACGGGTCACGGACGCGTGACCCATGTAGTCCAGGTGGACGGCGGGCAGTCCGTGCCAGCCGCCGCACTCGCGACACGACCCCTTCTCGTTGTCGCGCTTGGTCGGCTTCGGGAGCTTGTCGACCAGCGTGGACGGCGGGTTGCCCCACACCGTCAACACGTTCCGCAGAGCGTCGGTCACGAGAACTCACCGCCGATGAACGAGAACCCGTCAGCGTCAAGCCAGTCGCACCCTGGGGCAACCTCGGCCGCCGTGCCGCGGTTCTCCACCATCCAGTCGAACTGGCGGCGACGGGACTCCATCGGCACCAACTCCACGCACCGAATGAACTCCTCGACATCGTGCTCGGCGCCGTACTCGTCGAAGATGCGGCCAGCGCCGCCACGTAGCTCGGCCTTCCAGTCCTGCCAGGAGACGACCCACGGCTCAGCGTCCCCACCATCGTCCGGCCATGTGAAGTGGCCGCGGAACTTGTTGAGGCTCTTGCAGATGTGCAGCACCTCGTCGGAGCGGCCGCAGTGCTCGCACGGCTCGGTGCGCCAGTAGTAGTTGGTGCCCATCAGCTCTTCACCTCGTACGGGTCGTCGTGTCTGGGGTGATGAGCGTTCGCGTTCGTGAACTTCACGTACATGCACTGCGCTTGACGGACCGAACGCTCGACCGTCATCCACTCACCAGCGGGGTGTTTGAAATCAGCTGGGAGCCGAACAACCATCCCCGCTTGGAGGTCGCGGGCTTCGACCTGCTCGAGCTTGGTGTCGACAGCCATCAGAAACCGGCCTGTTCGCGGCGGTCGGCCAGCTCGTCAGCGATCCACGGCGTTGCGTCCTCCGACGACATCAGGTAGGCGCCGAGCGTCACCATCGCCTCAGCGAGCGCCGACCGAAGCTCGTCGTCGACTTCGGCTGCGGCCTGGCCGGCGTGACCCAGCCAGTACGCCGCCTGCAAGAGTCGCTGCTCACCATGGCTCAGACAGTTCCAAGCGGTGGCGTCGTTGCCGTCGAGTTCTCCGAGCTCGTCGAGCAGGGCGAGGTTCACGCGGTGCGGGCCGGAGAACGCGCGCAACACGGGTGTGTCGAGCTTGTCGGCGAGCCGTGCCGTGAGCCGGCTGGTCTCAGCGATGTAGTCGGGCATGTGCGGTAACCTGCTTTCGGTTGTTGCCCCTCACCCGTTGCTTGGTCGCTCAGGTGAGGGGCTTCTTCTTGTGTGCGGGGTTGCCCTGGGGTCAGCCGAGGAGGGGGAAGGAAGGGAGCGACCCCAGGGCAGAACTCAGCGGAAACGACCGTGGTCGTCGACGCGAGACCAGAACTCGTCGTCAGACAGCCGGTCAGGTGAGTCGCCTGCTGCGAACGAGCGGCCACAGATGAGAGCGATACCGACCGCGACAAGCAGCCAGCCAGCGAAGACGAACAGCAGCTCGGTCATGGCGCGTCATCCAGTAGCGCCCAGAGGTCACCGTCGATCGACGTGTCGGTTGACCCGACACCGTCACGATGGCGAGCGATGCCGGAACGCAGGCGAGCGACCTCGGCTTCGGCGTCTGCGAGCTGCTGTTCGAGCCGTGCGATCTCAGCACTGCCGTCCAGCTCGGACGCGATCGCGGCCCACGACAGTCGGTCGCTCATCGCTTGTCCTTCTCGTCTCGTTCGCGCACCCATTGCAGGAACGCCAACACGACCAGCAGCGACACGACAGCAGCCGCGACCACCAACACCCGACCCAACACGAACACCTGAGCAGTCACGACGGGTCACCTACGTAGCGGACCCACACGTCGACCCGGATCTTGCCGTCGACCGTGCGCATGTTCCGGCCAGTCGCCTCGTACTCGCCCGCCGTGAGACCTGCCAGTTTCCCGGTCTTGATATGGGTGACGGTCGACGGATGGAGCGGCCCCAGGTTGCCCCACTGGCCCGGTCGGTCCCTAAATGGGGCGAGCCGCTTATACCAAATCCCCGCGGAGCCGCTCGTCGAACGCTTGTCCGGCGGCAGCTCACCCCACTCGACCTCGGCGTCGCTCATCGCTGACGCTCCGGTGCCAGGGCGTCCATCTGTCGACGGTGCTTCTCGACCTCTTCGAACCCACGGACCCGGCCGGGCCAGCAGTAGATGAGACCGGACACACACGCCACGATCCCCAACGCGAACAGGCCACCCATCAGGACACCTGGACGGGCATCGATGCCGCGTCGAGTCGCAGGTCCAAGGCGTTGACGTAGAAGGCGCAGACGTTCTTGGAGTTGAACGTCGAGAAGCGCATCGGCGCACCGCCGAGGATCGACGCGGCCTTGCACATGCGGCCGAACGTGTCGGGGTTGAACGACGGCAGCTCGACGGGCATCGCCGTCTGGTCGATGTGCTGGTCCAGGTCCGGGTAGATGTCGATGTCGCGCACCTCGCCGAACGCCAACCGCTCGACGCAGGTGAGCGACACGCCGCGGCCGGTCCAGTTGCCGGTGGACGACAGGTTGAACTTGCCGGTGCGGCCGACTCGGATCTGTGTGGTGAGTCCGATGCCGCTCGACGCCCGGTACTTGAGCTTCTTCACGTCGGCGGGGTTGACGACAAACCCGCACGTCAGGTTCGGGGTGCCGTCGCACTCGGCGGTGATGCGACCTGCCACGTAGGCGTCGGTGGCTCGGAAGGTGACCTTGTCGCCCTTGTCGTTGACGGTCATGTGGATTACCTCCAACATCGGCCGGAACTCGTCGTGCGAGCGGAACAGCTCGAGCGCCTGCACGACCTGGATCAGCTCGCCCGTGTTGAGCTCCACCGTTCCGGTGGCGGACGGGCCGGCCTTCTTGGCGTCGGCCTTGGTCGTGGGCTTCTCTGCGGTGGCGGTGCTCATGGGGTCTCGCTTTCGATGTGGACGGAACGTGTGCGAAGGGCGGCGCAGGCGATGTCGGACAGTTCCTGCGCGGTGAGTTCGGGGTGGTCGGCGATGACACCGAGCGCGTACTCCCAGGTCTGGGTGAGGTAGGAGCGGCGCCACACCTGGTCGTCGTTGCCTTCCATGAGCGCGACGGATCGGCCGAGGAGTGCGATGGCGTCGCGGGCGATGTCGTCGCGCGCTTCGATCGGTTCGATCAGGGGTGACCCGGCAGAGGGTTGCGACGGCGACGCCTCAACCTCTGCCGGGTCGTCCGAGGGAACCTCTCGCATCGGCTCCGGCTCGGGGGTGGCAGGAGAGGGTGGAGCGGGTTCGTCGCCGCCCGGCCCCTCTCCCGCGAACTCGACGGTCGTGGACTCGGTGGTCCGCGTCGTCGCCTTGTACGTCTTGCCGTCCGCACCTTCGACCTCGGCAGGTGGCTCAATCTGAGCCACCTGCTTGGCGACGGTGTTGCGGCTCGCCCCGGTCGTCATGGCGATCTGCCGCTGTGACATGCCGGCGTTGCGAAGGCCGATCATCAGCACCTGTCGCGCCGCAGGGTTCAACCCGACGCCGGGGAACTCCTGGTCGATGAACGACTCCCAGTTCTTGTGGCCGAGCGGCTTCCAGATCCGTCGCTCCCACGCCTCGAGGATCAGTTCAGCGGTGAGCTGGACCGATCCGCGCATCTTGTCGACGTGCCGCTGTGCCTCCTCCTCGGAGAACACCTCGATGACCTCGGCGTCGGTCAGCACCTCACCTGTGATCGGGTCTGCCGGGAGGCCCATCAGCTCATCCCTACGATCGGGGCGCAGAGAGCGATGACCAGACCGCCAGTCAGAGCGACGATCGCAGTGACGACCGCGAGGTGGAACCAGCGCCTCATGACGCCACCGCCAGCTCGGCGCGGCGACGGGCGACCTCGACGTCGGCTGCGTTGTAGCGGTGCCACACACCGAAGTGACCGGACTGGAACCGGACGTAGACCGTGGTCGGGTCCGCCTGGTAGGTCTCGTGCCTCACGACGAGCCGTACGCCGTCGACCGGTGGGTTGGTCAGGTAGGCGCAGGTCAAGCCGTCGCAGTCGACCTTGTCGAACATGAGGCGGAGTGCGTCGGCGAACGCTCGGAGGTTCACGACTTCACCGCCTCGGCGAGCCAGAGCCGGATGGTCTCCCGGTTGACGGTGAACCCGACCACCGCTGAGAGGTCGTCGGCGATCTGCTTGAAGGTGGCCCCGTTGTCTCGGCGTTCAGTGGCCCAGTCGAGGACGTCGCGTCCGAGGGCTGCACTCCCGAGCCGTTGCAGTGGCGTTCGGTTGCTCATGGGGGTGCAACTTAATTGACCGAGACGCAATGTGCAAGCACTTTGTTTCCCGACAGTTCTTCGGTGCCTCCTTGCAAATCTCTTGCAGGTCTGTACCTTGGGGATCACCAGGAGGTTTCACCATGAACCGCACACAAGAGATCGGCGTCGTCGTCAACACCGTTGCCGCGATGCTCGGACACACACAGCGCGACGTCGCACGCATCGTCGGGTCCGACCCCGCCACCATCAGCCGCCGCACGAAGCGCGGCGTCGGCTCGTGGTCAGCCGAAGACTTGGAGAAGCTGGCCGACGAGTGGGAGGTGCCCGTGTCGACCTTCTACCGCCAGCCCGACGACCTGCGCGAGGCAGTTATCGCTCGGTATCTCCAGGCTGCCTAGTCCACCCGACCTAGGCCCCCCGACCCATGGACACAAGTGTCAGCCCGAACAATGCTCACCCCACCCCCCACGGACATCAGGGAGTGGACGTGGTCACCCGCTACATCGAGTCGTTCATCGTTGCCCGCAGCTACAGCCCCGCCAGCGCCAAGCAACGCCGGCACCTCCTCGGCCAGTTCGCCGACCTCACCGGACACCCCACCCCCGAACAACTCGACACCGCGCTGGTCTACGACTGGTGGGCCGCAATCGCCCACCTCGCCGACAGCAGCCGCCGCGCCCACCTCTCAGCCGTCCGCCAGTTCATCCGCCACCTGATCGCACTCCAGGTCATCGACCACGACCCCACCGTCACGATCACCCCGCCGCGCATCCAGTACGACCCGCCCGTCACGATCACCCCAGCCGAAGCCGTCCGCTTCCTCGCGTGCATCCGGCATCCACGCGACCGGGTCGCAGCGGCGATCATGCTCGGCTGCGGGTTACGCGGCGGCGACGTCGCACGCTTGGACACGGCCAGCATCAACCTCACGGAACGGATCGCCCGCGTCCCCGGCAAGGGCGGCAAGGTGCGCCTGGTGCCGATCCCCGAGATCGTCGCCGACCTCCTCCACCAGCACCTCGCAGGCTTGGACGACGGGCCGTTGATCCGCACAGAGTGCGGCCACCGGCTGTCAGCCGAGCAGCTCCGCTACCGACTCACCCGCGAGCTCTACCGGGCCGGCATCAAACGCGAACCGCTCGACCGACGGTCCTCGCATGTGTTGCGTCGGACGTGCGCGACGACGCTGCTCGAGACCGGAGCGACGATGGTCGACGTCATGGCGATCCTTGGTCACGCCGAACTGTCATCCACTCAGCGGTACATGGCGCTACCGGATGCGAAGCGGCTGCTGACAGTGATCGAGTCCGGTCCCTTGTCCGCAGCATGACGCGCGTCGTACCCTCCTGACCGTACAGAGGGAGTGGGACAGTGAGCGACGACGAGAAGGCCAACAGGGTCGCGCGCAATGCGATCATCGGCGTGGTGGTGATCGTCGCTGCCGTGTGGGGGGTCGACCAGTTGAGGTCGTCGAGCCAGGACGTGCCCACACCCATGCCACCGTCGCAGGTGGAAGTGTGCTGGTCGGGGACGGCGCGCATGGTGGACATCACCGTGAACGTCGATGGGACAACAGAGCAGGCGTCGAAGAGGGACAACGACCAGTGTGTGGCGAAGACGGTGCGGTCAGCTGTCGTCCTGTCGGCGCAGAACAGCACCGACACGGGGACCGTCGAGTGTGAGATCCGCACATCGGGCGGGACGGTGCTCGATTCGGCGTCGTCGACTGGCGGGTACGTGATCGCCATGTGTTCGACGCGGGTCTAGACGCGGCGAAGGCCCCGCATCCCAGTGAAGGGACGCGGGGCCACACAACCACTCAGCTCAGGTCACCGCACCAACACGATCGGAGCGGTCTGGTTCGGACCCAACCTCGTCGCCGTGTTCGCCGCACTGTTCAACGTGAACCCCGACATGTCAGCGGCCGGCGTCGCTCCCGGCTGCGCGACCACACCTGACCACAACGTCACCGACGCACCCAACCCACCGAACGGTGCGTCGACTGGCCGACCCACCCTGAACGTCACCGTTCCAGAGTTGCCCACCGGGTTGTGCATCCCGATGAAGTAGCCGTTGTCCGGCAGGCGGACCCCTGCACCGACGTTGTGACCGATGATGCCGACCGTCGTGCCGACCGTCACCGACTCGGACCACGCCAGCTCACCGGGCAGCCCGTTCGCCGCCTGTTCGTAACACACCACGTTCACGGCTTGACCAGCGGTGAGGCTCGTCGCCGTGATCTCGAACATCAGCCGGGAGAGATCAGCGGTCGTCACCCTGTCGCCGTACGCCAGATAGGCGTAACCGGCGAGGGCAGCGACCGTCGCCGTCGTTGTGAGGTCCATCCTGGCGGCGGGTGTCCCGTAGTTCGCTTGCAACGAGTAGTCGGCGGCCGTGGCGAGCACCGCCGGCCGACGCGGTGACGCCGCCACCTTCGCAGCGTCGAGCACCACCGTGCCGGTGAGACCGTTCACCGAGTCGACAGCACCACCGCCACCGCCTGTGTAGACGGCGTCGAGGTCGATCGTCGTCGCAGCATCGGAGTCGACGGTCGTGATCGAGCCGCGCAGGTTGCGGTACAGGAACGTGTCGCAGTCCTCATCGGCGACGATCGTCGTGGACGGCGAGAAGCCATGCACACCGTCGACGGTGACGACGGCGCAGTCCTCGAACTGCATCGCTGTCGTCGCTGTTGCGAAGTAGCCGACGGCCGTGTCGCGCACCAGAACCGTGTCGACCCCGTTCACCAGCAGCGGCGCCGCCAGGGCGTACGGAACCGTCGATGTGGACGGTGACGCGATGTTGCAGTTCTCGATCGTCACCAACCTGTGACGGTCCGAGTTGATGGTGTTCTCCACCCGGATCGCCGACGCGGTCGCCTCGTCGAACTGGCAGTTCTTGAACGACAGGGCGCGCGACTGGGTGGGCGCCCACGCACCCGACACCATCTGCGGTTCACGCACCCACACCCACGCGATCGGCTGACGCTTGAACGCCTGCGCCGTCCCGCGGAAATGGGCGCCGTGAATGACGTCATGGAACCGGCAGTCCTCGACGGTCAGGCCGTTGCTCGAACTCGACAGGACCACCGGCACGTCGGCGCCGCCGTGCCACGATGCGATCTGCCCGCCGCACGCGATGAAGTTCGTGGACCGCAGCACGAGGTTTGATGCGTGAGAGCGGAGAACTGCGCCGTTGATGGAACCCGAGCTCCCACCAGCGACGAGGCCGATGAACGTGCAGCCGTGCAGCGTCGCGGTGCGGCACTCCGTCAGGTACACGGCGTTGCGGCAGTCGGGCAGCGTCGACTGTGAGCCGAAGAACACGACGTTCTCGATCATCAACGTGTCGAGCCCGCTGATCTGGAGGCACACGTTGTTGACGCCGCCGCGGCAGAAAAACGCCGAGCGTGACCCGTAGCCGCGGATCGTCACCGAGTTTGCTGCGCCGGAGAAGTTGACGACTGCTGTAGCGGTGTCGAGGAGGAAGAGGCCGTCCACGATCAGTTCGCCGCCGCCCTGGGCGGCGAGCGCGTCGAGTGCGTCCTTGAGTCCGGCGGACGCCGAGTCGGTGCCGCCCTCCGGTGCGTAGTCAGACAGGAACAACGGTGCCGACGTGCGGGGTACCGAGTTGTCCGCGACCTCTGCGGCCGCTGCGATTCCAGCGGCAGCCTGTGCGAGAGCGAAGTTGATACCGAACCCGTACTGCAACAGCGCCGTCTCGATCTCCTCGGCGGTGAACGTCGCCTCGGGGAACACCACCTGCAATGCCGTCTGGATTGACGCTGCGTCGACCGGGATGTCAGCGGCGTCTAGCTCGACGACACCTGTCTCACCGTTCACCGAAGCTACAGCGGATGGTTCGCTGTACACGGTGCGCCACTCGACACCCGCCGTCGTCGACGACTCCCACACTTCCTCAACCAGCGGCGAAGACTCCCACGTGTCAGTCACTCCGGTGCCTCCACTGCAACCTGGGGCAACGTCGTCCAACGACGATGCAGGAACTCTTCGAGCTTGCCGTCGATCTCACACTGTGCAGCGAGGACCTGCTGGTCTCCTGCGGGGACACGCTCACTGTTGGCGCACTGCCACGCGAACACGATCGGGTCGCCGTCGAAGTCGGTGCCGGTGGTGGTGATGAGCGCGTGCTTCGACGCGTTGTAGCCCTTGCCGTTCGCCGTCGACGCGAGCAGCTTCGACGACTCGTCATCCCCGGCGCGCAGCTGCACCACCAACGTCGCCTCGTCATAGACGCGGGTACCGGTGGTGCGCGTCCATGAGCGCGCCCAGTAGTCACCGCGACGACCTGTCCGTTCGGCCTTGTTCGCAGCCTCAGCCGACAGAGCCATCAGACCGGGGTGACCTTCTGCCGGGTGATGAGCCCGAGCACGGCAGCGGTAGCGGCGAGGATGAGAGACAGCTGCTCGGGGGTGACGTCGAGACCGAAGCCGATCGCGACGGCGAGGACCGCCTGGACTGCGGCGAGGATGAGAGCGGGTTCGCGGTTGAACATGGTGTTCTCCTTGGTGGTGAAGTAGCTGGTCACTGGACGACCTCGAAGTCGGACAGGCGGATCTGGAACTTGCCGAGCGGCCCGCACACGTCGTCTCCGTGGTGCCAACGCCGGTCCTGGGTGAGCGGGAACCCGCCTGCTCCGACCTTCGCTGGTGTGCCTGTGGCGGCGTTCTTGTCGAGCTGCACCCAGCCGTACTCGTAGAGCGCCTGGGCGATGATGCGGGCTGCGGTGCCGGGTGAGAACCGTTCGACCGCCGCGCGCCTGAGTCGGAGCCGTTCACCTGCACGGACGGGGTGGCCGACGAGCGACCCATCCGAGCCTCGAGCCGGTCCCGTCTTCGCGGGTGCGTAGTTGGGGAGGACTCCGAAGATGGCGTGTTCGATGCGGCCTCGGCGGATCTCGTCCCACCGGCAGATCATCGGGAACTGCGGCACCCCACCTGCCACCACACCCGCAGGCTGGCCGGGCGCGTTCCACGGGCGACGACAGTCCCACCGCGCCAAGCCGGGTCCGCCGCCCATGTAGCCGGCGGTCCAGTCGGTCTGGAACCACGACCGCCACCGGCCGTTCGGTCCCAGCGTGATCGCTTCCCAGAGCACCTGGCGGTCAGGGTCGTAGCCGTACCAGTGGAGGTCCGAGTTGTGCGGGCCGGCGGGGTCGCCCTCGCGGCGGACGATGTTGGGGAGGGGTACGTGTTCGATGGGGAACTGGAACCCGGTGCGCCAATCGAAGCGGAGTGGGCGGGCCACGTCGTAGACCGGGGTCGTCGGCGCCGAGCTGTCGATGAGATGGAACGGCATCCCGTAGCTCGTGCCCTGCCACGGCGCAGCACCCGCAGCAGCAGCGATCGGCACGTCGTAGTCGACCAGCGCCCTGGTGCGCTCGTGGTCGACCGGTCGCTGGGTGACATCGTCGCGCCAGAAGCAGTCAACGACACCGGCCCACGGCTCGACATGCACGTCGGGCATCTCCGGCACCGGCCACTTCGCCCAGTCCGAGCGAGCGTCGGCGACAGCGACGGTGACGGGCATCAGTCGGTGAACCCGGTGTACCAGCGCCACTCTGCGTCCGAGCTCAACGTCAGTTCGACGAGCGGCCGGTTCGCCTTCTTGTACGCCTCGCGCACCTTGACGAGCTGCTGGGCGGTGATGCCCACGGCCCGGTTGTTGACGAGATGGGCGATGCCCTTGCCGTCACGAATCACGATCATGTCGTCGTCCTCCTGGAGGAGCTGTTGGATGGTCTGGAGCTGTTCGGCGGTCGGGCCGGGCGGCGGCTTCGGAGCAGGCGTGTCGGTCGCAACCGGACGGCCATCGATCTGAGCTGCGATCCGCCGGGCGTCCGACGGCCAGCCGTTGAACTCGAAATGCATCGGGTCCTTACGGCCTGACCAGTCGCCGCCGTAGTCGAACCCGTGCGCCTTGAACAGATCAACGACCCACTGCGGCAACCGCTTCGATGACCCCAACGGGAACTGGGTGGCGTCGATGTCGATCGCCAAACCCCAACTGTGGTTGGAGGGGCGGCTGCTGCCACGGATCGGACGGTTGTTGTACGACCAGTCATCAGGCGTCTGGCCGGGGTAGTGCAGCAGGTAGCCGCGCCGTTCCACCTCGTCGATCACGTACTGGACGATCGGTGCGATCAGGTGGTGGACCTGGAACTGGGTGCGGGACCTCGCGGCGCGCGCCCACGCCATGTCGTCCGACCGGTTGACCGGCCAGCCCTGACCCCAACCACGCAGGTTCGCAGGTGCAGTCATTCGGGTCCCTCCAGGTCGTAGCGCACCTGTGCCTGCTCGTGCGACACAGCGTCGATGCGCCGCTCGATCCGTTCCACCCGGTCATGCAACCGGGGGCTGTCACCGTTCGGCCCCAAGTGGTACTTCGTGTAGTTCCGGTGTTCCTTCAGGTCGGCCTTCACGTCGTTCACCTCAGCGCGGGTCACCTCGAGCAACGCGGCGATCGGCCGGTTGCCGTCCTCCACCGCTCTCGCAACCCACCGCTGCCCAGCCCCGGTGACCTTCTCCAACAGGGTCATCACAGCGATCACCAGCGCGACGACAGCGCCCAACGCTGCGACGATCTCCAACGGCCCCATCGCCGCAGCGATCACGGCTGAGCGACCATGCGGACCGCCAACCGGCCCGTCACGTTCAACGCGCCACCCGAGTTCTGAGCACACATCAGGCGGACGACATCCCCGGCGTTCAACCGGTACTCAGCCGCCACCGGCAGGGTCGTCGCCGCGCCATCCGTGTTCGTGATGACACGCATCCCGCCCGGCTGCTGCGACCCGTTGATCTCGATCGTCCACTGCCGGCGACCCGTCGAGTTCGCCGACCAGTTCACCCAACCGATCAGCGAATACCAGCCACCCAAACCGGCGGGGATCACGATGTCAGCGTGGTTCGGCGCGAACGGAGTGTGATACCCGTCGGTGTCACGCGAGTCGGCGTCGGAGAACGACAGAGCCGTGGCGGTGTCGTTCGCGTGCGACACGGCAGGGGAGACCCGCGACACGACACAACCCGGCGGACGGGCCAGCATCTCGAAGTTGTCGCGGTACGTCGCGAACATGCTCGACGGGACCGGGTCGCCCGTGCCGATGATCGCGACGCTGTCCGGGTCGACGTACGGGGTGGTCGGCATCAAGTCCTCCTAGAACGCTGCGGGGTGAGCGGGGCTGTCGGTCGGTGACGTGCCGGCGAGGAACCAGTCGCGCTCGGCGCGGGTGCAGTCGATCCACAGGGTGACGGTCCACTGGACGTGCGACCAGTCGTTGCGGATACCGATGACGTGCCCGGACACGTCGACCGGTGCCCCGATCGGGTTGCCGTCACAGTCCGTCGGGGCGGCTTTCACCAGGCGGACGAGCCATCCGATGTCCACCACACGTCCGAACGCGACAGCGAGTTCGGTGTCGGCGGTGAACTGGATCTGCTGGATACGCAGCGGGGCGGTCGACTGCGAGTAGATGAGCCAGTCGGCGATGGCTTGGGACTGGGCGTCCGACGGATGCAACAGGCCGGTGAGCGACACAGCATTCCTGCGGCCGGTCGCGGCGATCGAATCGAGGTTGGTGGCGGTCTGGGTGCGGCCCGTCTCAGAGGTGACGTCGGCGACGTTCACCAGGTCGAACGGACTGTCCGCCAAGATCGTGTCCTCGCCGATCTCGATCGCGTCGCCGTCGTCCAGCACGGCGGGCGCATCAGAGAACGTCATCTGTACATCGGTCGACACGGTGTCGGTCCACGCCCAGCCACGCTGAGCGAACCGGAGCTGGCCGCGCCGGTCGACCCACACCCGCCCCTGCTCGGTGTCCTCGAGTGTCTGCCACAGTTCGATCGGGCCGCTCTGCGTGTAGTGGTTCTGCGTCACCACACCGGACACGTCCAACATGCCGAGATGCGGATCGAGTCCGAACGCCGTCAACAGCCGGGCGGTGCGCTGATCCAACCTGTCGCCCGCCCACGCCGCCGTCGCAGCAGAGTGCAGCTCGTTTGCCATGCCGGGCAGGTCAGCAGTGTCCGGGTTCCGCCACAGGACGATCGGGTCGATGACACCCATGTACGGCCAGGCGTCAGCGAACGGACCCGAGTGACCGAAGTAGAGGGGTCCGCGGTTGACGGTGTACGACCCGCCGGTGGTGTCGGTGTCGACGACGAGCTCGCGGCCATCGACGAACACCCTGATGTCACCCGTTCCGAGCGGCGCGTAGACCAGGACGCTGTGGGTGCGGCCGTTGAACAGGTTCAACGCACCGATCTCCGTCTCACCCGACCGGAAGGTGGTGGAGCTGACCGAGTAGACGGCGATGTGTGTCGAGTGGACGACGACTTCGAACGCCGTGTTCAACGGGTCGGTCGGGTTGGACTGGGAGATGAGCGTGACTGCGGGTGCGGGGGTGACTTGGGTGACGCTCGCCCTCGTCTCCGCTTGAGCGAGCCGGATGCGGGAGAACGCGAGGACCGCCGAGTTGTCGACGTCCGGCAGTCCGATGAACCCGGCCGGGTTGTCGACCGTCCCCCAACCGTCAGGGTCACCCAGGCCCCACGACTCCTCGCCGCCCGCAGCGGTCGAATCGAACGACGTGAGCGCGCCGCTGTGCCGACCCGTGATACCGGTGACACGGTCGGTCCACGCCTGCGCGTTCGGCACCCACCAGTGATCCGGCTCGAGCAGGCCGATCGCAGCGTCGAGCGCCGACATCGGAGCGTCGCCCTGGGCGGCGACACCGAACACGTCGTGCCCCTCCACCTCCACCACTGCGACCTGTTCGGTGAACTGCTGCGGAAACCCCGATGACACGAACCCGCGCCACCGCGTCGACGCACCCGACACGCCCTCCACACCAACCCTCACCCTGACCGGGGTGCCGATGTTCAACAGTCCGTAGTACGGGCCGGCGATGTTGCGCGGATCGAACCGGCCGTGCAGGTTCTCCAACGCCAACGACACCGAACCGGGTGCGATACCGGAGCCGGGTTCGGTGCGGCCCTGCATCGTCGACACCGACACCGACGTGTCATCCGTCGCCACATGTTCGGTGACGTCCACCCAACCGGGTTCGGGTACGTCGTCGCTGGGCCCGTAGCCGAACGCCATCTCCACCACCGGTGCAGTCGTTTCGCTGACCTCGGTGGTGAGTCCGCCGTAGCTGTCGAAGTACTCGTCGGTGTACTCGTCGAGCGGGGCTGTTGGGGCGGGCGAGTACTCGTCCAGGTACTCGTCGGTGTAGACGTCGCTCACGACGGGATCGGCCTTGCGACGAACGCGCTGTAGGCGGCGATGGCTTCGGGTGTCAGGAGGCGGGGGCCGGGGTCGCGCTGCCCGTAGTCGTAGTAGGTGACGTACTCGGGCGGATGCCCCGAGCGGGGGCTGATGATGTGGTTCATCACCGTCGTGATCCAGTTCGCGCGCTGCTGGAGCGAGTACCAGTACTGGACGTTCTTGCCGCCGGTCTGAATGTCGTCGTAGGCGTCCGCAGAGTCGGGGTCGCCGCGCTGGGCGCCGATCTCGCAGATCGTCCACGGCTTGCCGACGCTCTTGGCGTACTCGGACCAGGACTCGATGGTGAACCAGCAGTCAGGCGACGGGCTGAGTCCACCGTTCGCGGTGAGGATGTTCGTCGGCAGCGTCATGTACTGGTACTGGCGGAGCACGTAGTTGCTGACCTGCCACAGCTTGGCGATGGCGATGCTGCCGTCGCCGCGCTGGCCGACCGGGTAGATGTCGATGCCGAGGACGTCGTAGTTCCACAGTCCTTCGCTGCCACGAATCCAGTCGCGGGCGTTGGTGGTCCAGCTGTTCGAATTGACATGCCAGTCGCAGACGACCGGCTGACACCACACGTCCCAGCCCTCGGCGCGCAGCTGGACACACGCGTTGTAGATCGCCGTGTGCCCGTTTCGCCAGTTCGTCTTCCACTGCGCGAGAGTCAACCCGGACGGCGTGTTGCCCTCCGGTTCGTGCCAGGCGCCGATGTACAGCTTGACGTTCTTCGGGACGTTCGCCCTGATCCACGCCTCGGCTTCGGTGCCCCACGCGTTCGTGTTGGTCTGAGCGGGCTTCCAGGTGACGCTCGCGTAGCGGGTCGAGCTGTTGACGATCCACGCTCCACCGCTTCCGAGCGATGACCCGAAGAACGTGCGGGCCGCTTTGAGCGGGGTGGTGAACTTGGCGCTCTTCGTGTTCATGTCGGACTGCGACGTGACAGTCGTTCCGAACACGGTGTACGCCGCACCCGTGGGTGGTGGTGGCGGCGGGGTGGTGGTGCCGGTGATGGTAGCGATGGGCGACGCGGTGTAGATCCCGTCTGCTCCGTCGGCGAAGATGCCGGCGGCGATCGCCGCGGTCTCAGCCGACGAGACCCACACCTTCAGTCCGGCGTTGCGGAGGTTCGCGGCGATCGTGCTGTTCGTGTTGCTGATCGACAGCACGACCCCGTACATGCCGTCGGCGGCGAGCGTGGACGCGGACGGGTTGCCCGAGTTGCCGGGGTAGGTGGTGGGCCGGTGCATGACGTTGAGGCCCCCGGCCTGCATCGTCTGACAGTCGGTGTAGCTCGTCGACACGGCGAGAATGGCGTTCTCTGCGCCCTCGGCGGCGACCCAGTCGACGAGCTCGGACGCTGCGGTGGTCGTCATGGGTTGGGCGATGATGAGCTTCTCGCCGCCGTACGCTTCCATCACCTGATCCCACGTCGCGCCGGGGCGGGCGGGCTGCCCGGCGATCGGTGACGGGATGGTGACGGTCGCCCATTCGGCCTGGTCCATCGTGACGACCGTTTCGGCGCCACCCGAGTCCGTCTGCGTGTCCGGCTCGGACACGACCAATGTGCCGTCGGAGAGGGTGCGGAGCTTCACCGCACCAGCGACACGGAAGTTCTGGAGGTCGGTGGAACCGATCGTGTTCGCGGCGGCGTGGAGGGTGCCCGACGCGAACTCTGCGGACCCGAAGTTGTCTGCCGCCCACATCGGGTACGTGAGCGCGCCAACCACGTCGGGGCCGGATGACCACGGCCACCGACGCACCACGCCTTCGATGTGGTCAGACCCGCCGGTGGACATGACGGTCGTGCCGTCCACCCACCCGGATTCGGTCCACAAGCGGAGCGGCATCAGACAGCGTCCAACGCCACGGTCCAGGCACACGGCGACGTGTTCACCGCAACGCTCGAGGTTCGCACCCAGTTGCCAGGCGACACCGTGCCAGCCGTGATGGACAGGTCGTAGCCGGTCGCGATGTTCGCGCACGACCCGCCGGCCGGGGTGACGGATTCGGGGCCGTCGGTGAACGCCGCCGGCCGAGCGACGGACAGGGTGTCGCCGGACGACGCGTAGTTCTGGCGGTTCATGTAGAACCCGGCCACGACACCGTCAGTCGTTCCGGTGACCGACGGTGCGGCGAGGGTGGCGTTCGACGCCTTGCCGAACTGGACGTCCGACGGGATCGGGTCGACGTTGCGGAACACCATGAGCGCCGCGGCCTTCTTCGCTGCGACCGGGGTCACGAGCGACACGGCGTTGTCGGACGCCTGCATGACCCGCCGGTAGATCTTCGACGCGTGGTCGCTGTCGTTGGACACGTCGGTGTCGATGAGCGTCCACCCGCCGGGCAGCGTCGGCTCGTTCGCGACCGCCGTGGAGGTGACGGGGTCGTAGTTGACGACCAAGATCCCGACGTCCCCGGTGAGCACGGACGGGATCGACAGGGTCAACGTCGTGACCGTCGAGCACTGCCCGGCGACTCCGGTCACGTAGGCGGGAGTCGCGGTGGGTGACGGCGGGGTGCTGTCCGCAACGAACCAGAGTGTCCCGTACTCGGCGTCGACCGGCGGGTCCTCACCAGGCCCCAACAGACCGACGACCGTTCCCGCCGCACCGTTGTTGCCCGGTTCGCCCTTCAGGTTCCCGACGTACGTCCACGTCGAGTTGACCCACTTGAACAAGTCGCCCGAGTCGCCGACGATGTACAACTGGTTCGGGGTGCCTTCGGCGGGGAGCTGTTCGTAGCCACCGACGGCGCCGACGATCCCTACGCCTCCCTCGACGATCTGGGTGACGACGTCCTGCACTTCGGCGAGCTCGCGGCTGAGCCGGTTGTGGTCCTCGACGTGACCGGTTGAGCTGGTCGTCTTGTCGTCGGACGGCAGTTCGTCGCCGAAGTCTTCGATCGTTGCCATGTTCAGATGCTCCCTAGTTCGTTCATCGGCTCATCGCCCGCTTCAGCCGTGGCGCTTGGACGCCCTTCGCGACGCCCTCTTCGACGAGGCCGACGATCTGACGGGACAGGTCGTTCGTCATCAGCGACCCGCGGGCGTCGACGTTCACAACGACCTGCGTCGGCGACGCTGCTGTGTATCCGACGGGCAGGCTCGAGCCGCCCGCGTTGCTCATCAGCGCCGCAGTCTCGGACGCGGTCATGACCATGCCGTTGTGCTCGGGGAAGATCAGCTCCGGCCCCTTCTCACCCACCATGTACGGCACGCCAGCTGAGATCGGACCGCCACCGGCCCGTCCAGCGATGTTGCCGATCCCGCGCAGTACGCCCTGGGCGGCGGTGCCTCCGACGACGCGTACACCGAAGAACACCTCACGCGGTCGGGCCAGGTCGTCCAGCGCCCGTGCAGCAGCGATGACGTCGCCCTGAGCGAGCGCCGCGTTGAACTTCGTCAACTTGTTCGGGGGAGTCGAGTTGATGAGACCCTGGTAGGCGCGAATCCTGAACTCCGCAGCGGCCATCTCGCTGAGACGGATGGCTGTCGTCACCTGCTCGGGGGTGAGGTTCAGGGTTTCGATGTAGTCCTGGGTCTGCTCGTCGTTCAGGCCGAGCTGCTTCGCCTGCTTGACGTACTGCTGACGCAGCACGTCGGCACTGAACGCCACATCTTCCGACGACGCACCCTGCGCCAGCAGGCCCGACAGGTACGCCGCATTGGCGTCACCCGCGGATATCAGCGCGTCGATCGACTTCTGCTGCTCTTCGTTGTAGCCGCCCATCGCCAGGGTGGTCTGGTCGATGTCCTTTGGTAGCGCCTTGATGCTGTCACCGAAGCCGCGCATGACGGTCCCGAGCTTCGACGCGTTCGACAAGGCGTCGTCGATCTGCGACGACCGTTCGATGGCGTCACCGAACGCCGTGGCTCCCTCCGCAGCACCATCAGCGGCAGAGTTCCAACGGGCCATCGCGTCGGCGTTCTCGGCAAGCGACTCGTCCACCGCATCGAACGCGTCGGCGACTCCACCCCCTGCCTCGCCGAGAGAATCCATCGCAGCCGTGGCGTCGCCAGCGGTGCCGGCCATCTCGCCCTGACTTCCAGCGACCGCGTCCGCGGCGTCGCTCGACGAGTCCAGGTACGCCTGGTACTTGTCGAGCGTGGGGAGGAACTTGTCGTAGGCGATGCGGGCCTGCGTGCCTTCCACCTTGGCGTCGCGGAAGTTGTCAATCGCGAACTGGAGTAGTTCCTTGTCGCCGGACGACTTGATGCGGTCGAGCGTGTCGCCGAGGTTGTCGATCTCGAACCGCAGCCCGTCGACTTCGACTGCCGGGTCGGCGAACATCGAACCGAAGATCGACCCGAAGTCCTTCGCCTTGTCGCCGATGCCCTCAGTGGACGCTGCGATGTCCTGTAGGCCCTTGACGGTCTTCTCGGTCTTGGCTTCGTTGAGGGCCGTCTCGAGGCCGAGAGCGTCCTCTGTGGCCGTGTTGAGTGCCTGTGCGAGCTGGTAGACGGCGAATGCTGCGCCGGCACCGCCGAGCAGTGTGGCTGCCTTGCCGACATTCGTCAGAGAGCGCGTCGTCCCGTCCGCCGACGTCGAGGTTTCGACGAGCTTGCCCTTGAGCGCGCCCATCTGATCGCCGAGACGCATGACCGTACCGACCGCGGTCGAGACGGGGCCGGCAGCGGCAGCGATCCCGGCGAACACGAGCACGACGTTCTGGCCGGTGTCGCCCAACTTGTCCCACGCATCCAAGCCGGTGGTGACGAAATCGCCGAGCTTCGACAGGACTGGGATCAGCTTCTCGCCGATCTCCTCTTGGATGTCCTCAAACTGAAGCTTCGCCTTCTCGAGCTTGCCCGCAGCGGTACCGGCGAACGCCTCAGCCGACCCACCGAACTGGGTCTCCAGCTCCTGAAGGATGATCTTCTGAGCAGACATGACGTCGCCCATGGCGACGTACTGCTCGACCTGCGCCTCCTGCGACTCGGTCAACTGGACGCCGGCCTTGCGGAGCGCACCCATGCCCTTGATCGGGTCGTTCAGCGCCTTGCCGAGCAGGATGTTCGCCGACTGGAGATCCGTGCCCAGCTTCACCGACAGGTCCGCAGCGAGCTGTGTGGCCTGGTCGAAGACGTCGTTGCCTTCGCCGACCTCGTTCCGCACGTTCGTGAACGTCAGCAGCACGGACTGGCCCGACTTGATGAGGTCGCCGTCGATCGCCAGCTTGTCCTGCATCGACGACGCCAGATCGTCCATCTGATCGGCAGACGTCCAGGCTGTCGCGCCGGTCGACTTGAGTGACGCTTCGAGCTGGGCCTGGGACTGCTCGGCCTCCATGAACGCCTTGACGGACGAGGTGCCCATCGCGATCAGCGGCAGGGTGACGCCGACGGTGGCGGCGGCGCCGACCTTCTGCATCTTCGAGCCGATCTGATCGGCCTTCGAAGAGAACCCGGACAGCTGCTTCTCGCCGTCCCCAAGCGCCTTGCCGAGCTTCGACGCGTCCCCTGTGATCGAGATCTTCACCTCGTTCTTCGCCACAGGGTCACCTCATTTCTTCGGCTCGTACTGCACGACGCCACCGATGGGTGGCAGCTGGGCTAGACGGGTTTCGTACTGTGCGAGCTCGCCCGCGGGGAGCTGGTCGAGGTCGCGGCCGGTGAGGCCGAACCAGTGGGCGAACTCGGGGAGGAGCCGCCTCAGTCGGCGGCTGGGTCTTCCGGGCCGTCGTCCGCCTCGCCCTCGCTGATGATCTCGAGGGCGATCTCGGTCGCGTCGTTGATCGGGTCGGCGACCTGCTTGAACGTCACCTGCTCGCCGGCTGCGCGACGTCCGAGGAACACGAGCGCGGCGACCATGAACGGTGCGTACGAGCCGCTGGCGAACGCTGCCTGGATGTCGCGGCGGGTGAGCTTGAGCGCCTTGAACAGTTCGGCGTCGTGCTCCCACGACACGTCCTCGGGATCGTAGAAGTACACCTCCCCATCGACGGTGATCTTGAACCCGGACGCGGGTGGGGTCGGCTTCTTCTGGCGGGCACTACGTGGGGGCACGGGGTCTCCTAGGTGATGGTGGTCTCGAGGCCGGCAGAGCGGAGCGCTTCGGCGACCTGCTGTTCGAACGTCTCGAGGATTTCGGGCATGTCGCCTCGGATCGCGTCGCCGACGATGTACGGGCCACCGCCCGACAAGATGTCCCACCGGTTCCCAACCCATTCGGGGAACTGCGGGCGCTTTCCGCCGAGGAACGCACCCAACCCGAACGGCACCCGGCCCGTGTTGCGGATCGCCAGATCAGCGGCGGTCGACGACCCTTTCGCCAACAGCACGGCCGCGGCGCGGGCCTGCTGTCGGGTGCCGCCCTTCGCCTGCGAACGCGACGACCGCTGCACCACACGGGACACCTCGCGGTGCGCCTTCGACAGATCCTTCGTGGTGCCGGTAGCCCGGCGGAACGCGGCGCGGGCTTCGGCGATGCCCTCGACGTGAACCGCCGGTTCCGGCATCAGGCCGCTGCCGTGGTCACGTACGTGATCGTGAGCGGTTCGTCCGAACCGTTGTCGCGCACCTCGCCCGACACCGTCTGCATCGTCATCTCCTCCGACATGTCGCCGATCGACACGTCATCGAAGCGGAGCGCCGGGATCGCGATGTTCAACTCCGCGTACGTGGAGCCGGTGATCGGGATGGGCCCCTGGCAGGCGACCTCGATCGCCGCGTAGTTGTTCGCACGCGTGAGCGATGCCATCCGGTTCCACTGGGTGAGGTCGGTGAAGTCGAGTTCGCATTCGAACGTGATCTCACGCGGCCCGTTCGCGACCGGCTCGGAACGCCCCGTCCCCGGTGTCGCGCCGGTGCCGGCGATGTAGTGCCGGTCCGTCTTCAGGTTGTTGTTGCACGACAGCGTCCACGACGTGACGGGGACGGCGGTGCCGCCGATCGTCGCCGCGGCGTTGGCCCACGACAGGACTTCCATGCCGGTCGGATAGGACGCGGTGGCGAGCGCAGTGCCGGTCGTGTGGTTCGCGAACACCATCTCCAGCTCGGCGGTCACGTTCCCCTCGACCTCGCACGACAGCGACCACGACGCGACCTTGCCGCCACCCCACGTGAACGCCAGATCGGTTGTCTTGCACGCACCACCGATCACGTTCTCCTGGTAGGTGAACGACGTTCCGCACAGGTCGGCGAGCGTCGCGATGTGCGAATCGGCACCGACCACCGGGGCGTCGTCATCGACCGTGACGGCGCCCATCATCCGCTTCAGCCACTTCTCGAACCCGAGGTTGAACACCTCCAACGTCCGGGTGCCGCTGCCGCCCATGTGGTACGGCTGACCCTGGTTGACGAACGGCACGATCCGTCCCGCCCGCAGACCCGTCGAGTTCGTGTACCCCTTGTCCAACACGATCGGGGCGCCGGGCAGGAACTCGTCGAACTCGTCGACCGTCACCCGTGTGCCGTACGTGGTCTCGTCCTTGGTGCCGAGCTGGTAGTCAGCCATCGGTGTTCTCCTCCTTCGGGCGCTCGGCGCCGTCGTTCACGTCGCCGGGTTCGGCGACGAGTTGCTCGAGCTGCTCGAGCAACCTCTTGCGGCCCTTGCCGGCGCGTTCCTCTTCGAGCGCCTGCCGGGCCTTGTCGATGTCGCCGCCGACCTGGGCGAGCACTTCGTCGATCGTTCCGCCGCCCTCGGCGTACTCCCAGCAGTCCTGTTCACACAGCGACGCCGCTAGGTCGTCGGCGACCTCGGTGGGGACGCCGCGCTTGACGGGACGCCACCGCTCGGGGCCGGTCTGGATCTCTACTTCGGCGAACCTGCCGACGTACTTCACTGAGCGCATCAGGTCTCTCCTGTGATCCTCTGGTCGACAGCGACTTCGAGTCGCATCGCCGACGCTGTTCCGTCTTCGATCCAGAACGGGCTGGGGCCGTCTGCGAGCACCACCTGCGCCGAGGTGACGCACAGTCCGGGGTCGGTCTCCGAGTCGGCGTCGACGAGCTGGGGATGATCGGCGCACACCATGCGGACGAACTCGGCGTACGACTCAACGAGCTCATCGGCCTTCTCGAACTCGTA